TTAACGCTCTTCCACCCGGACGTTTTATTGAGCTTGAGCTATTCTTAATCTCAACTGACCGTGACGCAACACCAGTTTTACGAGGCATAGATGTGCGTTTCCAGTGCGAAATAGAAGAGTAGGATTTGAAATGAAGCCCGGAGATTTAGTACAGAGCAACATATTCAGCGCCAACGGCTCGGGAGGCTACGGGCTTGTAATGGGCTCATGCGACACCGATGAGCACTGGAATGTATGGTGGGTTGGCGATACTACCCCCGTTGGTAAAATGGTAGAGGACTACCCTCACGGCGCAATTATTGATATTCACGAAGATGACATAGTTGTTGTTTCTGCGGGCATAGAAAAAGAAAATAAAGAATGAGGGCTGGCGACCTCGTAAGATTCAAAACGGACCTTGCAGAGGAGTGGAAAATAGGACTTTTAAAGCAATACCATACCTGGGAAAAAATAGCAACGATTATTTATAACGGAAAAGAGATAAGAGTTGCCGCCTCTCTGACCGAGGTATATAAGAGGGCTAAAAGAACTTAGGGCTACTATTTACAGTAGCACTCGCAAGGACTCACAAAGGACACCTCACCCATGAAGATAAAAAGAGACATTATTGAAGAAGTAGTTAAAAGATTTCTTAAAGAATCTAAGTTGACGGAAGAAGGTTCCGGAGGATGGCCCGCTAAGCCTCCCAAAAAGCATCCGGTTTCTGAGTCCGGTGGACCATCTTCAGAAGAAGTGGTTGCTATCTTCCAGAAACTTGCTTCAATGAGCCCTCCCCAGGATGCAGAAAAAGAACTAGCCCAAATGGGCGGACCGGAATCTTTAGTTAAAAACTACGAGTTACTTCGAGGACAGTTTGCAAACTCGTCTAAAAATCCTGATAGAATCAAAATGCCAGTGGTGGACCCAGTCAAGGACCTGAAGGATTTAGAGAACCGGATCGCCAAAGGAGCCCTAGACTTGAAACCCCCCTATGCTGACTTAGATCTCGACGGACATAAATCCAAAGAATCTGGAGCAGCCAACCGAAAAGATAAAGTGACCCTAAGGAAAAACGAAGCACTAGTCAAAAAAATCGCCCAGCTTATTATAGAGAGAAAACAGTCCATTCGAGAGCAGGGGGATATTGATCAAGTACATCCTCAAGGACTTAATAAGATGCCTAAGCAAGTGCGGGCTGATTACCTAACTAAGGGACTTAAAGATGGTGATAAGACAGATGATTCTGCTGTCACTATGACTCCTGAAATCATCACTGTCGGCGATGCATTCCCCACCCAGTCCCAGGTGTATGTGGACAAGAGCTTGTGGAATATTTTGAATTTTACCGGCACCGCACCCGGCGAAGAAGCTTTTGCGAAAAAGAACGATATTATCGCCATTAAGTCCGGAGACCAAAACTATATCCTTGATGGTCACCACCGATGGTCTGCCGCTATGTTGTCCGGAGGACCGACGGCTAAACTAAAAGTGAATTTAATCCAGGGGTTAGAAATATCTCCTGCCATCGCTGCCCTAAGATCTTATGGTAACGCTCGTGGCAACCAACAAAAGGGATAAGCAGAATGAAAATTACAAAGTCATACTTAAAAGAAATTATTAAAGAGGAGATATCTAACCTCTCTCCTCCGCCCGAAGAAGAACAGCAAGAGAATCCCAACGCTCCGGCGGGAGACAAAACCGCCAAAAGGGCCGGCAATCAATCTGTAAGGCTTGCGGATGAGCTGGTCGATAACATGCTGGAAAAATCCTCTAGCCTAGTAAAGAGGCTAGAACAACTGCGAGACAACGACCAAAAAAGGCTAGCGCTGACCAGGTCCGTTTTAGTAAAAATAGTAGGAATGGAGCCCGACAAGATCGACAAAATGCTTCAACTGCTAGTCCAGGGCGTGAAACAATAAACAATAAATAATAAACTATTTATACCTACACAGGAGGTGTAGTAGATATGCACGAAAAAGTAGACCAATGGCTCGGTAAGTGGGCCTCACGAAAATTAATAGTATGGGGAACTTCCACTGTATTCTTGGCGACTGGATCACTGACGAGCGGTGATTGGGTTGCTGTGTCTCTAGCCTACATAGGGCTCCAGGGAGCAGCCGATATAGCGGCTAAGTGGAAGCATGGCTGATGAAAGCCTTATGGTATAAAGCCAAGGAACTTTGGTGGAAAGCGGCGCTAGGGATTATTTTCCTCGCCGGACTCCTGATCTATTTTTACCGCCTGCTAAAACCAGCAGACAACAATCTAGGTTATTTGGACGCAATAAAAATAGAAGCAACGTCAGCCTTAAAGGAAAATGAGTTGCGTGGTAGACTAGAGAAAGATAGGATTGGGGCAGTTAAGAATATCTTTAAAAGTCGTTTAGAAGATACAAGAAAAATAAACGATCGAGAAGAACGCTTGAAAGCCCTAATTAGACTTCACGAAGAACTAGACATTTGAGGAGAGCAGAAAAATGGTAGAGATTCCCACACTAGACATCGAGGATTACGATCCCGATCTAAATGAAGAAGAAGAGGCTGTTGAGGATAAGTCCGGCGGCGCTCTCACTTACGCTATCGTTGGTGCAGGTCAAGGTGGAGGTCGTATGGCCAAAGCGTTTTATGATATGGGCTACGCCAAAACTGTTGCTGTAAACACCGCACGCTCAGACCTTAACGGGCTGGACATCCCCGAGGAACAGAAGTTTCTCGTTGACGAACACGGTGAGCAAGGTGCCGGCAAAGACCAAGCCAAAGCCCAAGCGGCCATCGAACGTAAGGAGCAGGAGGTGTTTAACCTCTTTCGTGAGGTCTTCGGAACCAATGTTGACCGCATCTTAATTTGCTTAGGTGTCTCTGGCGGCTCTGGCGGCGGAACAGTCAACACCCTCATCAAGGTAGCAAAGAAATACTTCACCTATATCGGAGTTGAAGATGCAGATCAGCGTGTCGGTGTGGTAGCATCCCTACCTACGGCAGGAGAATCAGCCTCTCCTACTGTCGCCAAAAATGCTCACGCTCGCATGACCCAACTTTGCGACCTGGCGGAGAAGGGAAAGATTGCCCCCCTCATCATGGTGGACAATGAGAAGATTAAAAAGCTTTATCCCAAACTAACTGTTAAAAAGTTCTGGACGACCATTAACAACACTGTTGCAGGTTTGTTCCACGTATTCAATGTCCTCGCAAATAAAGATTCAGAGTACACAGCGTTTGATGCAACTGACTACGATAGTATTATGCGCCAGCCCGGCTGTATGATCATGGGTGTGACGAGTGTTAAAGACGTTGAAAGCGAGACCGCTATTTCTAATGCGCTCAAGAAGAACCTTGAGAAGACATTATTGGCAGAAGGTTTTGACCTTACCACGGCAACTGGCGCAGCCTGTATTGTTGTTGGCGGCGAAGTGCTCTTCGAGGAAACAGTAGGGCTCATGGATAGTATTGAGTTCGGCTTTGACACTTTGGCTGCCTTGACAGGCGGGGCGATCATCCATCGAGGCATTTACGAAGACAGTAAGAGGGACAAGCTTGTGACCTATACTTTGGTGAGCGGACTCAAGCGCCCTATAAAGCGCATCGAGGGGCTGAAAAAGTTCTTGAAGTAACATGAATAGAATAGCGACTCTTCTTCTGCTCTTTTCCTTTAGCGCTGCTGCGGCTGAGGTCATTAAGTTTGACCCACGCCCAGCCGCCGTTGTACAAAGCGGTAGTAATTATATCGGCATCCTCCTTAGTGAGGAAGACTTCCGTAAGATACTTCAAAAGAAAATTGAGACAAACGCAAAGATATCTGAATGCTCCGTGGATAAGCGGGTATGTACCCAGATCCATAATATTCATAAATCCTCAATTTTAAAATTAGAAGAACGACTTAAGAAAAACAATTCTTGGTTTGATAGGAATCGTGGAACAATCGGAATTGTGACTGGATTGGCCCTTGGTACGGCATTGTCAATAGGCATTGTCCAGGCGGTCTACCCAAGGTGAAAAAAGACCCAAATTATATAGCAGCCGTTGAAAAAGCCATCGCCGAGAAATATGGTAAAAATACAGTACAGGACTTTCGGTCAGAGTGGTCCGGGGAAAAAGAGAAAGAGTATCTTAAGGAATTAGAAACAGTAGGACGCTCAAGACGCTCCCAATCTAAGCCCCAAAGAGACGAGACTCAAGACAATCGTTCTTGTCCTGTTTGTAAAACATACTCATTTTCAGCAAGAGACGACCTATATATGAATAGGTTTAGCTGCTGTTATCTTTGCTACATTGATTTTGTTGATAGAAACGAACAAGAGTGGCAAGACGGCTGGCGACCAGAGCAAGAATATCTTATGGGAATTGTAAGGGGAAGAAAAAATGGCAACAGTACTAGAAATAGTTAGAGGTCTCAGTCAGGCCGCCGCCAACGCATACGACGGCGCCTTAGACGAAAACGGGGAACCATTGAAGATCGGCTTGAGTCGTGAAGAGGGGCACCCAGTGCTTGACAGCAGAGTCATGGACGGGTTTAGTGTTCGTTTTGCTGCGGACAAACTTGTCGTTACCTATCAGGGCGAGTCCTTGATTAAGGAAATGCACCCTAGGAATCATTTTGAAAATGAGATTGAAGCAAAGTTTGATGATATCTCAAAGTTCTTGAAGAAAGAATATAAAAAAATTACTAAGAGTGCAGTTTCATTATCGTCCGTCGCCGATGCAGATATTTTAGTGCAATCGACTTCTAGAAAGCATACTTGGGTCCAGGCAACCAAGCAGTACAAAATCGGTGGGCTAGAAGAGGTGGCTTCAATTCGGCAGTCTTCAGATCGTAGTGAACTAAAATCTTACGAGAAACAGTTCAAGGATTTTTTAGCGCTCTCTTCGGATAAAAAGCCCTCAAACGATAAAGCCCCGAAGAACCCTGATACGCCGGAGGCTTAATGCCATCGAATAAACAGGAAATTATGGCGGAGATCATCCGCTCTGGAAAAAACCCTGTTTATTTTTGCAACCAGCATGCAAAAATATCACACCCGATGTTAGGGCTGATTCCATTCCAGATGTACGGCTTCCAAGAAGACGCCGTCACTGATTTTACAAATCACAGATTTAGTGTAATTCTCAAGGCAAGACAGCTTGGTATCTCAACCACTGTTGCTGCTTATGTTTGTTGGCTAATGCTTTTCCATAGAGACAAGAACGTTTTAGTAATTGCGACCAAACTAGGAACCGCAACAAACTTAGTTAAGAAAATAAAAGCGATACATAAGAACCTTCCACAGTGGCTTAAGATAGCGGACATATCTATAGATAACAGAACTTCTTTTGAATTAACCAACGGATCCCAGGTAAAAGCGTCATCAACCTCTGGGGATGCTGGACGTTCAGAGGCTCTTTCTCTTTTGGTAGTGGATGAAGCAGCGCATGTTGAGGGCTTAGGAGAACTGTGGCAGGGACTATATCCAACTTTGTCAACTGGCGGATGCTGTATAGCCCTATCAACACCAAACGGTGTAGGAAACTGGTTCCATAAAATATATACCGAAGCGGAAGAAGGAAAGAACGACTTTCATACTACCAAACTTCCCTGGAGCGTCCACCCGGAAAGAGACCAGACCTGGTTCGAAAAAGAGACACGCAACATGTCCAGGAGAGAGATTGCTCAAGAGCTTGAGTGTAGTTTCAACGCTTCTGGTGAAACTGTCGTGCATGGCGATGATCTAAGAAACATTATAGAGAGCACCTCAGACCCAAAAAGAAAAACAGGTTTTGATAGAAACTATTGGATATGGGAAGACCCCGACCCTAACAAACAATATTTAATGGTTTCCGATATAGCTCGAGGCGACGGATCTGATTATAGTGTGGCCCATATTTTTGATATCGCCACCATGGTCCAAGTAGCGGAATACCAGGGGAAAATAGCCCCGGATATGTTTGCTCCAGTACTATATTCTATAGGGACTGAATACAATAATGCCCTTTTGGTAATCGAGAATAACTCATTTGGTATAGGTGTTTTAAGCCGACTTCAAGATTTAGCTTATAGTAATCTATATTATAGTGTAAGATCAACTCACGAGTATGTAGACGAACTAACCGCAGAAGCTATTGGCGCTGTCGCTGGGTTCACTATGTCGATGAAGACACGTCCGTTGGTTATTGCTAAATTTGAGGAATTCGTGAGAAATAAACTAATTACTATTAACTCGCCCAGGTTAGCAAACGAAGTTAAGACCTTTGTTTGGCATAACGGACGCCCTCAAGCCATGAGAAGTTATAACGATGACCTTGTTATAGCCGCATCAATTGCTTGCTGGGTTAGGGACACAGCCTTGACGGTAAACAAGAGAGAAATGGAATATAAGAGGGCATTGATTAGTGGCATATCTGTTTCTACAAACGCTTTTAGTACTAAAATAGAAGGCCAACACGGATTCAAACCTCAAAGAAAAACTTTTAAAGGAACTGACGGTCGAACTCACGATTTAACATGGATAATTAAGGGATAAAATGGAAGACAACTCAAATAACCCAAGAAGTAACACATCAAACTTATTTCGACGATTGACCCGCTTGTTTAGCGGACCAATTGTAAACTACGATCGGCCATCCGTCGTAAAAGGAACCTCAAGAGATGTAAAAAAGTATACTTTTACATCGAGCACGGGCAAGGAATTCAAAAAGAAGGAATACTATAATCCGTTCGGGGACCTGAGTAACAAGATAATGTACCAGCGGAATAAGCAGGTTCGTTACACAGACTTTGAACAAATGGAGTACGCACCAGAGATAGCATCTGCCCTAGATATTTATGCAGATGAGATCACTACATCTACTGTATTCAGTCCTCTTGTAGGCATTGACTGTCACAATAGAGAAATAAAAGATATTTTAGAAACTCTTCTCTATAATGTTCTAAACATAAACTCAAACTTATTTGGCTGGGCTCGGAGCATGTGTAAGTACGGGGACTATTTTCTATATCTTGATGTAGACGATGAGACCGGGATAACAAACGCCATACCTCTTCCGGTACGTGAAGTCGAGAGAATAGAGGGGACAGATCCTGAGAATCCAAATTACATCCAATATTTCTGGGAAAACGCCGAAGGACAAAAGGGGGTTACCTTTGAGAACTGGCAGGTATGTCATTTTAGAGTCCTAGGAAATGATAAATACGTGCCCTACGGAACATCAGCTCTCGAACCCGCCCGGAGAATCTGGAGACAGTTAACTCTTCTGGAAGATGCGATGATGGCATATCGAATCGTGCGCTCCCCGGAGAGAAGAGTATTTTATATTGATGTCGGAAATATAGCAGCAGAAGATGTGGAGCAATATATCGATCAGGTCAAGACACAGATGAAGAGAAACCTAATAGTTGACGAGGACTCAGGGAAAGTCGATCTTCGTTATAACGCAATGAGTATTGATGAGGATTATTATATCCCCGTTAGAGGCGCTGCTAGCAATACTAGAATCGAGAGCCTCGCTGGAGGTCAATTCACCGGCGATATAGACGATGTCCAGTACCTAAGAGATAAATTGTTTTCAGCGCTAAAAGTTCCTAAGGCTTACTTGGCACAATCTGACACAATGGAAGATAAGACAACACTTGCACAAAAAGATATTAGGTTTGCTAGAACAATTCAAAGGTTGCAACGAGTTGTAATCGCCGAATTAGAAAAAATGTGTATTATTCATCTTTATACTTTGGGGTACCGAGACAACGACCTTCTTTCTTTCGAATTGTCTCTTAATAACCCGTCTAAGATAGCCGAGTTACAAGAATTAGAACATCTAAGAACTAAGTTCGATATTGCCGGGGCTGCTACTGACGGATATTTTTCAAAAAGGTGGGTTTATAAGAGCATCTTCAAACTTACGGACGAAGATATACAGAAAATCCAGATGGAGCAGATCGGCGACGCCAAGTTGACTTCGATGGTCGAAGCCACCGCCGAAGCCACGGCTTCAGACGGTGAGGGTGAAGATATGTTTGGTGAAGAAGACACAGACCTTGACACTGAAGCCGATGATCCCGAGGCAGAAGAAGATGGGACCCTATTGTCTGAGCCTGAGCCTGGACAAAGGGATGATTGGTACACACCGGTCAAAGATCCCAAGTGGAAACAGGGCGCCCGAAAACGAAGTTATCTTTCCTCGGCAGGAAACAATTTGGCTTCATCCTCACACAGAAACCTATTTAAAGGGTGGAGTGGTGAGATGGGACCCCTTTCTAGAGGCATCGTAGGGGAGTCTAAAGAGCCTGAAGGCGAGGCGATGCTGTTCGAAACTGAGCGTGATATAAAAATTCTTTTGGAACAACTAGGACGAAAAGATGAAAGCTAAACATAACAAAAAGAGAAACACGGCGTTCTTATATGAGACTCTTATCCGAGAGTTGACAAAAAGTATTATTGCAAACGATTCTCTTCGGACTGGAAAAGTTAAAGGTATCATTAGGGAGCACTTCGGACAGAGCAAGACTTTAAAGATTGCCTTGGAATGTTATGATGCTCTCGTCGGGGAATCTGGGCTCGATCGTTACACCGCAGAGAAAATGGTTTTCCGTGCTAAGAAAACTTATGATGACCTTGGTCTCGAAAAAATATTCCAAGCCCAATCAAAACTTATTAAAGAGATAAACTCTTCCTTAGGCCCTCGGACCTATGACAACTTCGTTCCAAACTATAAAAACTTAGCAACTTTGTCACAAATATTTGGTGACAGGATGCCTCTGAAAAATAGAGTTTTGCTTGAGAACCAAGTAATTGGCAATCTGATCTCTAAGAAGGAAAAGATTAAAGAACTAGAAACACCTAGCAACTTGGTGATTAAGAACTTCATAAATCGTTACAACGAAAAGTATGGTAATCTGCTACCAGAACAGCAAGAACTTCTAGGCAAATATATCAACTCCCTGAACGACGGTGCAACAGATTTTAGAGTATACTTGGTTCAGGAATTAAAAAGAATTAATACGTTTATCGAAAACTCCTTGGGACTGGAAGAAGTAAAGGCAGATGATAGCATGATTAAATCAACCAAACTTGTATTAGAGAAAATGAAATCTTTTAATGTCTCTGCCGTCGGGGATAACGAAATGTTAAAAATTCTAAAGATGCAAAGTCTAGCAAATGAGTACATAAAAAATGACGATCAAGATTAAAATAGGTCAGCAAGCCGAGCCGAAAAAACCGGTTCAAAAGTCTATCTCCCTTAAAATAAAGAAATCTTTAAACGGCAATCTGTTGATAGACGACCATGAGTATATGGATATTGTAATCGTTCCTTCCGAGGGTAAAATTATAACACTTCCAAAGCCATACTCAGAGAAAGATTCCTACGAGTATCAGAGGGATCTAATGTATTCGCTATTCAAAGGAGGGGTATTGGAAGACCAATCCCCGGCGGGTGGCGCTCAATTTGGGACCCTAGAAGCAACCTATCCCATCAAGGGCGATGTCGATACGCTACAAGCCGTTCTCTTACAAATTAGTGAGTTTATAATCCGAACACAGAATGATGAAGCCACCGCCGAGAAATATGACAAAAACATAGAAGATAAGTTTACTGACCCGAACGAAGAAGAGAGTACAGAGTATGGTGAAGTGCCACCTTACGAAGACACACCATCCGGCAATCTAAGTTCAAGCCCCGCTTATACCTTTGCAGGACAAGGATACAGGTACTAGGCAGAATATCAAATGAGTCTTATATACTTTATCCTTTCTGGCTATGGCTTGACACAGATCGTTACTTTCTCTAAGATATTAGACAAAGTTCGCCCCACTCATCATTTTTTCCACTGTCCTATGTGTGTGGGTTTCTGGGCAGGAGCGTTTCTTCTGTTCCTAAGCCCATTTACAGAACTATTTACCTTTGAAGTTTCTTTGATAAACGCCTTACTGTTGGGTTGCCTATCATCTGGAACATCGTATGCACTATGTATGCTCATCAGCGACGGAGGGTTTCAGCTTGAACGCCAAACTAGAAGGGATGTGGACACGAAAGTGGATGCTCAGACCCGTAACCAACTGTTGCAGGGGTAGTAGTATCTTGCGGGTAACGCCCGCTCTATCTAGGGACACAAATTGATGAAAATAAGAAAATCCAAATTAACAAAGATCCTTAAAGAAGAAATTCTTAAAGAATACTATCGAGGTTTTGTGCAGGATGTACAGGACCTGGGCTTTGTTAGTTTGTATGATGCTGCTTTGAGCATGACAACTGTACCAGAATATGTCGATATCTTAGGTACTGATGACGCAAAGAAGATTGCTGGCGCATCTTCTGATAGTTATGGGTTATCTTATGTCTTGGATAAATGGAAAGAAGATAACCCTGGTAAAACTGCTGATGATGTTTTTCCCAAGATGAAGAACACTCGTCAGAAATACCGGGAGAAACAAAAACAGAAGGAACCAGAAGATTCAGCACCAAGCACTGATGTGCCAACTCCTGAGGAGACAACAGGTCCGACTGAGCCCGGCAAAGGCTTGAAAGATGTTGTTCCAAAAGATCTTAAATCTGGTTTGATCCTTCTGAGAAATACTGGACTCAAAATGAATTCTAAAGATTTTTTGCAAAGAATATTAGACAGGTTTGATGACCCGACCTTAAGGGTTCCACCAGCAGCACTTCAGGTTGCTAGCAAAGCCGCTGGAGAGATTGCCAAAATTATTAACGGAGATCTATCCAACCTTAAAGAATCCAAAGGAGATAAAGATGAATAAGAAATATGTATTACAAGAGTTTATGAGTCTAGATTATAGCCATGATCTTCTCACAGAAGACGAGCGTGCCGGTAATCGTGACGGAACCCACCTTATCGTCGCCGGCAAGATCCAGTGCGCCGAGGCTAAGAATGGCAACGGTCGTGTCTACCCTCGTCCAATTCTTGAGAGAGAAATAAAACTTTACGAAAAACTTGTCAAAGAAGGCAGAGCCATCGGCGAGCTTGACCACCCAGACACCTCAGTCGTGGAGCTTAAAAACGCCAGCCATGTGATGACCGAAGTATGGTGGAGTGGCGACGACGTAATGGGAAAGATGAAGATACTCAACACGCCTGCTGGACAGATCGCTAAACAGTTAGTCGAAGGTGGAGTTCAACTAGGCATTTCTAGCCGAGGGTTAGGGTCCACCCGTCAAGAGGGTAACACTACTATGGTAGAGGATGACTTCCAGCTTTTATGTTTTGACTTGGTCTCAGAGCCAAGCACCACGGGTGCCTACCTAGTAGCAGAGGGTCAAGTTAAGACTCATCTCACCAAAGCTGACCGTATCAATCGAGCGCTCAACGATGTACTGGGAGACGACTAATGGCCGGAGCAGGTTATGGAATCTCCGACGGTGCTGGGGGCTTTGTTACCAAACTAGAAGGTG